TCCATTCGGCGGCCCAGATTTTAGAGTAAGTGTAGATAATTCAGGCGGTAGTGCCACAGGTCTTGGTGGACTTGTTTACATGTTTGGTGGCACATCAATTTCAAATGATGATACTCCTGTTACAACAATTATTACAAACCAAAACTATAACGCAACTGATGGCACGATCATTTCGCAGACGAGTTATAGAACAGGTCAAAACACAACTACTTTCGATCATGAAGAATATGCAAGAGTAACTGTATCAGCAGTAGATGTCACTAGTGGGACAGAGGATGCAAAGATAGTTCATGCCGTACAAAAGGCAGGAACTCTTACTGATATGCTCGAAGTAAGTCCTGATGGAATTGATGTTGATGGCGATGTTACAATTGATAATAGAAATAGACTTAGGTTGGCAGATGCTGGAGTTGATAAGGCACTGATTGGACTCAACCAAGGTAAATATCTATACATGGGATCAGAAGGTACTAATTCAGATCCAAGAATAAGATTTGATGGTGAATCGACTCAGGCGGCAATTGTGCCTACACTCCCTGCAGGTGCAACAACATCAGGTGCTTCTGGATACCTAAACTTAGGTTCCACTGGTTCTGCATTTAAAGAAATCCACTTAACTGATGGTGTGGTCTTTGGCGATGCCGGTGGTACTGGTAGCGCAACAAGTAACATCTTAAATGACTATGAAGAGGGCGAATGGACTCCTACTATTTTAGGTACTATCAGTGATCCAACAATTACATATAACGCCGGCACTGGTGGTAGATATACTAAAATCGGAAACTTGGTTCATTATAGATTTTATATAAAATTAACTTCGGTATCTGGTGGATCTGGAAATATCAATATTGGTGGACTTCCATTTACAAACACTGCCGCAGGTGTTACAGATGAGGGTCACACCGTAAACTTTAACTTTGTTAGAGAGGCAGACTCTCTTGGATCAGGTCAATATTACTCAGGGTATACTAGAACTAATGACAATAAAGTATATGTTACGGTAATAGGTGGGCCAGACACTACCAATTACCTATGCACTAACTTAATTAATGGTTGGACAGTATATGGATCAGGAACAATGACTACAACTTAACCCTTTCGGAGATTGGGTCGGACAGGAGAAAATAAATGGCTTTAGAAAAAGTAACAACACAAGATAAAATTGAGATCGTAGGCGATTACAAAATGGTGCAGGTTCGCACAAAAACGGCAATCTTGGAAGATGGAGTTGAACTCTCTTCAAGTTTTCACCGACATGTCATTGCACCAAATGCAGACATCACAGGTGAAAGCGCAGATGTTCAAGCCATTTGTAATGCAGTTCATACTGATGAAGTTAAAGCAGCTTATCTCGCACATCTTTCGGAAGAAAGAGCTTGACAACCTAAAATTTATTTGTTATAATATGAAAAGAAATTGGAGATAGTATGTTTAATCATGTAGACCACGGCATTGAGTTGCCCAAATTAACTAGGGAAACGAAAGAGTCTGGTCGAAAATACTTTACTCCAGAAGGAAATGCATACCCCTCAATCACAACAGTCCTCGGCATTCTATCGAAACAATCGATTGCAGAATGGCGAAGACGTGTGGGTGCAGAGGAAGCAAATAGAATCTCTCGTAGGGCAGCAGGACGTGGGACTGCAGTACACAAACTTGCGGAAGACTATATAGATAACGTGCAAAATTGGCAGGACAAACATATGCCTGCAAACCTCTTCACGTTCAATACAATTAAAAGACTGATTGATGAGAACCTTAATAATGTTTGGTTTCAAGAAGAATTCTTATATAGTGATAAACTCAAAACGGCAGGTCAAGTAGACTGCATTGCTGAGTGGGATGGTGAGTTGTCGATAATCGACTTCAAGACTTCTAGAAAACTCAAAAAGGAAGATCACATTCAGAATTACTTTATGCAGGCATCTTTTTATGCGGCTGCATTCTTGGAAAGAACAGGTGTTCCTATCAAACAAGCTGTCATCCTCATTGCGGTTGACGATAACGAACCACAGGTGTTCAAGGTAGATACATTCGACTACCTCGAACATTTTTGGTCAGTAAGGAGCGCATATGCTGAACTCTATGAGGGAGAAGGATGATGATCCTCGTCGAGATGATCCTCATGACGATTGTACACACTGGTTAGGAAAGATGTAAGGAAATATATTATGGAATCAAAGTTACTCTATGATGATAGACATGGTGGCCCTTATGATAGGGGCGGTGCTGATAGTTACTATGGAAGAGGGTACAGACCCCACTACTTTGTAGGTGATACATATCGATCTGATGCTGTCGAGTTGGAAGACATGACACCAGAAGAGATCGCTGCTTACTCTGCAGGTTACCGTGATAACGAAGACGCTGGTGATTTTAAGGATTGGGGATAATGTACACAGTTAATGGAAAAAGGTTCAATTGCGTTTTAGATGCAATTGACTACAGAGATCATTTGGACGCTCATTATGTAAAGGTAGTTTGGGAGACACATGCGTAACCTAAATACAGTCAGAAGGTCATCTTCTACCCCGATACAATTAGACGGAGGTTCAATGATCGAATTACCCAAAACTAAAACGAGATACATCATCATTGATGACAGTAATGGTGTGTTCTTAGGAACATACACAATGGCTGACTTTGAGGAAGAAATTGAAAGTAACTTTCTTCAAGAAGGCGAGTATATCGCTCAAGAAGATTTAGACAAATCCTTTGCACTCTTCGCAAAGGACAATCCATTCTCAATCCATCGTGCCTGTTCCTTCGCATCAGTCGAAGAAGCACAACGGTTCATCAAAGATAGTTTCGGAAAGACTGCCAAGAACCTCAAACTTGATGCCTTTCCAGTTGAGACAACAACCTATTATCCAGATATTGTTGACCTTATCAAGTCTGGATATTCACAACATACATTCGATATGTTGGACGGACTAGAAAGTCCCTCAAAAAAAATGCATTAAAATCAAAAAAAGTGCTTGACATTTGTTTTTAAAACGTTTATACTGTGTGTATAAATTGAGTTTAACCTCTCGTAAAGGAGAAATACAAATGGCACATGAACTAGAAATCGTTGGTGGTGAAGCACAAATGGCCTACCGTGAGAGCAAGGGTCTTCCTTGGCATGGACTAGGTACACCAGTACATGATTTTATGTCACCACAGATGATGATGGAAGCAGCTGGTCTCGACTGGGACGTTGAGAAAGTTGATACCTTTATTCGTTACAAAGGTGACAATGTAAAAACAGGACAACAAGCACTTGTTCGTTCTACAGATGGTAAGATCCTCACACAAGTAGGTGAAGGATGGAATCCAGTACAGAACGCAGAAGCGTTCGAATTCTTCACAGAGTTTGTATCTAACGGTGACATGATCATGGACACTGCAGGTTCACTTAAAGGCGGTCAGATCGTCTGGGCACTTGCAGATGTACGTGATGGTTTTGAACTGTTTGGTGGTGACGAAGTAAAAGGTTACCTTCTGTTCTCAAACCCACACCAGTACGGTAAAGCAATCGACATCAAGTTCGTAATGGAACGTGTTGTCTGCAATAACACACTGACTGTGGCACTGAACGAAAAGGGTATGCCTGGCGTTCGTATCAATCACCGTTCGCAGTTCAATGCAGATATGGTAAAACAGACTCTTGGTATCGGACACAATCGTGTAGAACGTTTCAAAGAAGCTGCAGAGTTTCTTGGTTCAAAGAACTACAACAAGTTCGATCTTCAGAAGTTCCTTGGTGATGTATTCGGTACGTCTGCAAAGGAAGGTAAAGATCTTTCTCGTACTGCAGAACGTGCACTTGAGATTGTCGAGACACAGCCTGGAAATGAGTTCAAGCCTGGCTCATGGTGGAATGCATACAATGCAGTGACTTACATGACTGACCACGAACTTGGTCGTTCTGCAGACACTGTATGACTTCTGCATGGTTTGGTGTTAACGCAAAACGTAAAGTTGATGCCTTAAACACTGCATTAGAATACGCAGAATCTGCATAAGGTTGGGGGGATTTCCCCCCCTTTTCCTCGAAAGGATAAAATATGCGTGTTATGTTAACAGGTCACAGAGGTTTTATAGGTAGTTACCTATATGATCGATTGGTAGATGAAGGTATGGATGTTGAAGGCTACGATATTAAAAGTGGTCAAGATCTCTTTGACTGTCCTCTACCAAAAGATCCCCCTGATCAGATTATTCATCTCGCAGGCCTAAGTGGTGTGCGTGATAGTATGAAAGATCCAGCGGGATACTGGCGTAATAATGTTGAAGTATCTAAAAGGTTATTCGAACGTTATCCTCGTACCAGAATTCTATATGCGAGTTCTTCTAGTATATACGAACCAGACTTGAATCCATATGCTGCGAGTAAGTATATTATGGAAGAGTCGGCACAAAGACACCCCAACACATTAGGAATGCGATTCCATACTGTATATTCAGATAAACCACGTAAGGGAATGTTCTTACAAAAGTTGCTGGATGATGAGTTAGAATACGTTACTACTCACAGACGTGACTTTATTCATTTAGAGGATCTCTGTGATGCAATCCAGTTGTTGATGGAACATCCCATAGGTGGATATACAGATATAGGTACAGGAGATCCAGTAAAGGTTTCGGATCTAGCGCCCAGTTCATTACCAGTAAAATTGAACACACCAAATGAAAGAGAATACACTTGTGCAGATATTCACAATCTGCAAGATCTAGGATGGACACCCATTCATGATGTGAGGAAACTAAAACATGGCGTACAGAACAGCCCAGAATGATGTCAGAGAAAAGTTTGATATCAATCTAATTGACGAAGTATTAGAACACTCAGGTGGGGCGCTATATGCTCTTACAGTACCATTGAAGAATGGAAGGAACATCCTTACTCATTCTAATCTGTCTTGGAACTGGAGTGTTCTATATGATTGTAAATATAATGACACAGAGAAGATATGGGAAAGTCATATTAATCTGTGGAAACGTGGACAAGAGAAAGCAGGACTCTCTACTCGTCGAAAGAAAGTCTCAAAGAAAATGTGGGACGATCTGGAAAAGAAATGGAAGAAAGAAAAAGCGAATCAAAGAGCACGTTCATTGCGTATGGAAAAAAAGATGGCGATTGAACGTGCAGCTGCAGAAGAGATAAGAAAGAAACTCGCAGAAGAAGAAAAGATCCAAAGAGATCTGGCGATGAAACGCATCATGGAAGAAGAACCGCCGAAAGATGTTAGAACTGTTAAGACACGTAAAAGACGTACCAAGGCAGAAGTAAAGGCAGCGAAGGCGGCAGAGAGTACCTTAGATGCATTCATGGAGAAACCTAAACGGAAACCTAGAAAAAAGAAAGTTGTCAAGAAGTATAAGACTGCAGAGTTTCAAGCACTCACTAAACCACAACTAATACATATAGGTAGCAAACAATTCAAAACAAAACTCGACAGTCGTAAGAAGAAAGATGATCTGGTTAAAGATCTTATGAAAGCGCAACGAGAGTTTTTTAAACCAAAGGGTAAGAAGAAATGATCATACACGAACCCACATCAAATACTGCTGGTGTAATTGAACACTACAGTGATCCAAACGGGCCGACTGTAACTTATGTTTTGACAACAGATTTATATCAACCTAGTGCGAACGTGCAGTTTACTGCAGATGTGTTTTATCAAAACCCAGCGCACCCAGATTTTGGAAATCATTACTTTGGGATTTATCAGCGTGGGACTAATACTTACATTTGCAACGCAGATCAGGTTGAAGACTATATGATTGGTATGGTAGAGAATGATGATGGCGACTTAGTCTATTCATCTAATCGTCATGACTACAAGTCGTTTGATAATGGAAACATGATTGACGGTGGTCGTGACTACCTGCGTTGTGCAGGGGAAGTTCAATATTACAAAATTGCTAACGGAGAGTTTTATGAAGTACGCATTGATGGTTAATTATGACTACGCAAGTGGTAATGATTCAGATTGGGTTTATGTAAACGCAGCAGGTATGGAAAGTTCTATGCCACAAATGTATGAAGATTTTGATAGTGCTTATCAGGCTGCGACAGTTTGGATGCAACAGAACAAAGGACAGTCGAAGGTTGTAGAGTACTTGTCTGAATGATATACAAGTGGTTTGGTACGGTATGTTTTCTATCGGCCGCAATTCTGTTGTCAGCTAACATCGAATGGTCTCGTTATGGTTTCTTTGTTTTCCTTACTGGTCACATAGTACTGAGTTATTACTTCTGGTTTAGACAAAAAGATGCAGCTCTCGCAACACAGAATACTTGTTTTATTCTGATTGATGCAATGGGTATATACAGGTGGTTTATTGCTTGAAGACTTCTTAGAAGATGATCCACAGATCATATCTGAACAAATACGCCTGCGCATACGCCTGTGCGTGTATGCGTACGCTTACGAGATTGCGAACGAAACTCTGATACCAGATCACGAATTTGATGCAATGTGTCTAAAGGTTGATCCGTCCATAGAGACAGGTAACGAAAAGATGGATGCGTGGTTCAAGAAAGAGTTCGATCCATCTACAGGACAATGGATTCACAAACACCCAGAACTTGGCCGTATTGTGGACATCTACAAGAAATATTATCAAAAAAGTTGATTTTTTTTCAAAAAAAGGCTTGCCTTTTGCTTCAATAAGCATTATATTAATAGTGTAAGTTGAGAAAAGAAAGAGAGTTTGATATGAAAAACAATGCAATGAACGTCCTGATCGAAAAAATCAAAGAAGACTACCTTGCGTGGCATACACGTAGAGGCGAAGAAATGTCTCCTCACGCCCTTAAAATGATCGAAGAATTCAACAATGGTCTTGAGATCAAACAAGGTCGTAAGTACACAAAGATTATTTCAAACCGTTCAGTTTGGGGTTTCATCGTGAACACTGAAAACGATAAGAAGTTTCAGTTCGGTGATATTCTGAAAGCAGCAGGTTGGGCGACACCCACTCGTAACGCTGCACGTGGTAACATCTTCAATGATGAGTATCATGTAAACTGGACTGGCCCTGATTACTTAGTTTAAGGAGAACTGAAATGAAAATACCTCAAGTAAAACCCGATTGGAATACAGGCATCTACATTGGAAACGGTGTAGTAGCCAAAGAACCTACGGATGAAATTGCGCAAATGCAAAAAGAGTATGAGTTTTTCAGTAACATGTTAAAGACACTGGAACGTAAGAAAAAGAACTCGCCTGGCAACTGGACGCCAGGCAATGGTTTCGCAAAGATGAAATGTCGTGAACGCATTGCAGCACTTGAAGCAGCGTTTGATAAAATTGATTATATGACACAGGTGGTATACGACTAATGATTACTGTAGATCTAAAAGGCCCACAGGGCAATGCATTCTATCTCATGGGTTACGCTCAGACACTCTCAGACAATCTTGGGATTGATGCAGAACCGATTATAGAAGATATGCAATCAGGTGACTATGGTCATCTTTGTGAAGTCTTCGAAGAACACTTTGGCGATTACGTGGAGTTAGTTGATGCATGACGTTGATGAATGGGAACAATCTATCATTGATAATGCAGTATCTTATTCAGTAGTTGCCTTTACTCCTCAGAGAGGGTCTCAGGCGAGGCCTGAGTTACCTTCTTTTGATATTGCATATGAGACTGCAGAGAACACTCTAGCGCAAGACGGGCGTGTACGGGCGTGCATGATATACGCAGTCAATGAATACAACAACCATGCAATGGTTGGATCCCTTAACTCTCATGGATGGACACCTGTAGAAAGGAAGTAGATGTCTCAACAACAACCTAAAATAGGCGGACACATTTATCGTGCGTTCCCTACACCACTGTATAGAGAAACTTTAAATCTTGATAAGACTATTATCAATCCTATCTTAAGAGATATGGAGTTCCGTAGATTGCCCAGTGATGATGGGTGGTCAAGTCCAAGTAATTATATTTTGGATGAAGATCTTGCACCTGTAAAACCTCTCATCCAACAACAGATGGATAATTTCGGTTACAACCATATGAAATTTAAAAAGTCTCAAACCTTTGAGATAACCAACAGTTGGGTGATGAAACACAAAGAGGGTGACTTGGCTGGAATGCACTGGCATTCTAACAGTCTCTTCTCTGGTATTCTCTATCTACAATGCGATCCGCAATCTGGAGACTTGATTTTTGTTAATCAACAAAACTGGAACAATAATATATTTTCATTTGATTATGAAGAAGACTCTCCACTAAACCAAGACTCAATTGCGACAACGCCAGGCGAAGGAGATATTATTATCTTCCCATCCAAGACGTATCATATGGTGACACCATCTAGATCAAAAGATATGCGTTTTTGTATTGCATTTAACGTATGGGTAAGGGGAGATGTCGGTAGAAGTAACGCTCAAGTTACTCTCTGACCACTTCTAAACTCTATCCACAACTTCTCTTTCTTAGTTAAAGGGGGCTTGAATGTATATCCCTTATGTGGGATGAATATTCTGCCCTCTTTTTCTAATTGTTCTGGTGTTGTCTCAAAGTTGCATATTTCTATCTTTTTCATTCTAATATCACTAGTTAGCCAATGGGTTGTCTAGTGCCCTCTGTAACTTGTTAGTAATGTCAGTTTCTAATGTCGACAGATCACGTTCTACTTTGTTCTCTAAGTCAGTCATACGCTGATCGTTAGATGAACGAAGCGCATTGGCCTTTTCATCATAATCGTTCTGAAGAGCATCCCTTTTGTTTTCAAAACGTTCTTCTGCGTTCTGAATGATTTCTCTTACTTCGTTTTCTTGTTCTCTGAGTTTGTCCTCAATTCTGTCGACAGTTTTTTCAATGCCCAGAATATCATCACGCAACCCTTGTTTAATGTCACGTGTGTATGAAATTGCCTCTTCGATACGAACTAGGTTCTCATCCATCTTAAGGATGACCTTTTCGTTCTCAGCCGCAATTGCGTCTACATCTATGTTCTGTACGATCTCTTTCATGTCAGTATAATCTTTATATACTTCAAATGCACCGTATAACGAACCACCTATCGCACCAAGTAGTGCGAACAATGCCCCGATAGTAGTAGGGGTCATTGTAATACCGAAGATTTTCATCTTCTTATTCTTTAATTCTTCAACCTCATTCTCAAATGCTTCAAGACCGTCACCTAAGTCTTTTTCAGCCATTTATTTTCCCTTTGTAGTCTTTCTTTTTTTAGACTCAACCGCATCTAAACGTTTTTCAATATCATCGATCTTCTTAGTGATCTTTGGATACTTCTTTCTCCAAGCGTCTTCTGGTTGTTCTAACCAAGTCCAACCCCAACGTTCTACTAAGAAGTCCATTGCATTGTCAAACTTCGCATACAACCACAACGCCATACGTGTCGTTGAGAACCAAGTTGAAAATGCAAGACCAATAATTGATCCTGCTATTGCAGTATAGATCCATAGTCGATCCCCTGTCATCTGTGTAATCATATCCCACATTACACTAAACCCTTCGTTGCGGCGACATAGTTATCCATGCCGTGATCTTTTGCACCGTCGAGTATTCCTGATTTCCATCCTCTCCACTTATCTTTGATCATCTGCCACGTAGTTAACTTACGGATATTACCATAAAAGTTTATATACTGTAACTTACCGTGGTGTTTGTATCCCATAATAAACAATGGAACTTTTGTTACAATGTCGTTATTGTTTACATATCTCATGTGTGGAGTTGAGATGTGTTTAACGAATTTACGTGTACCAACTCTGGGTGAACCGAAAGTTGTTAACTGTTCTACCTTTACTGCTTCCTCTAAACGAGAAGTCGCAATCGTTGCCATTGCTGCACCAAGTGAGTGACCAGTAATATAGATCTTTTTACCTTGGTGTCCTTTAGTCTTACCGTTATCTCCGCCCCAATGTTTCATGATTGGATTCCAGAGTTTATCAGTCTCTCCTCTAAAACCTGAGTGGACTAAACCGTGAGTCATTGCGCCACGTGGAATCGCATTAAGATCTGCAAGAACATCTGAAAGTTCTGAGGGTTCTGTTCCTCTAAATGCGAGTACATATTCGTTTTTATTCCAAATTGCGTGGCATTGTGCACCACCCTTTTCGAAAAACTTGTGTCCAGTATATCCAAGTTCTTTCATACGTGGTTTTGCTTCTTTACCGTCAAGGTACGCTAAAGCGGCCAACTTGGCCATTTTGTGACAAACTTCTGACATTTACTCTCCTAGTCCGTTTCGAACTCTATGCCTCCGCCATTGTTTAATTTGCGTAGTGCATCTAATTCTGCTTGTAACTTTAAAACTTCTAATCTTTTTTTCCTCAACTCTAATTCATATAATGAATTGCAGTTGATTCTCTGTTTTGGTTTGTCGAGAGGTATTGTTATCCTTGCATACACACCCACGTCTCTCGAACTCTTAAACCCATCCGCACCGTTGCTGCCAAATGGACTTTCATAGTTATCTATAATACCAGTCACGCCAAATTCTAAATTAGTAGAACCGCCTATTGAGTTCTTACAATCCAAACCATCAGGAGTTCTGATACTGTCTTGTCCATAGGAACCCCCTGAGTTGGGAATCGCAAGGTTGATGCCACTTGTTTCTGATTGTGCAGTTGATGAAATAAACATAATCATTAATGCACTCATAATAAACCGTTTCATTTAATATAGCCTTCTCTCTTTGACCTTGGAACAAATCCTAGACTTAATTGCAGTTCGTTTCAGATTTTCTTTCCTCAGTTTAGACTTCGAACAAATGTACACAACTCTTTTTACATCCCCTCGTTGTATATAAATTTCTATTGTCGCACTTGTTAAATATGGTATCTTATATACCTTATATTTAGATACAAATGGGATTGGTTGCCAATCTCCATCAAAAACACCCACCTCATAATATTCCACATCACTACGTTTATTAAACATCGTCATGGTGGTAGCATAAAGCCCGTCCATGAAAGATGGTTTAAACTTAGGATATGTTGGCACCATTTCGTGTGCATTGACACTGGTTGTAAAAACCAGTGCCAATAAAATGTATAATGTTTTTTTCATAATCTCTTTCTTAAGTATCATCACGGACATCCACCTAATCTTCTACATGTTGGAGAAGGGGAAGAAGGGGTTCCGCTAGATCCTCCCTTTCATTGGGCAATGCACTCAGCAGTTACAAGCGCAGTATAGTTACCGCCTGGAAATGCTTTAGATCCACCCATAGTCGCAACAGATGAAGTCTCAAACCATGTAGATCCAGTTGCAGTCAGATCATAACGATCTGTCATTCCAAGTTCTACCTTGTTTGTTTCGTACGATCCCATACCTGTGGCATCAGACATTGCATCTACTTCAGTATCACCAGTCCAAGTTACTACGTCTGGTAGATTTGGGGATGAACTGAATTCAGTTGGTGGCGTAATTTCTACGTAATATGCATCAGCGAGTGATACGTCCACACGAATACGTGCATCTTCACCACCATCATTTGACGAAGTTGTCAATGTGTAGGCATTAGGGTTAGCGTAAGTACCCGCCGTATCTGTCTGGATTATACAACGAGACTGTACTGTTCCGTTGATTGGTGTGTCTTCAGCCGCCGCATAAGAAACACCAGAAACTGCTATTGCAGTTAAAAATAAAGGTAGTCTTAGTTTTTTAAACATGGAATTCTCCTGTTCCTTTTTCTGATGGCATAACCATCATCTATTATTATACTGCATGTCAATCATCTGTTCATGCAGCAGTTGTTGCGCTAGTCCATTCCTCAATCCACGTTTATTCTCTGGTAGTTGTTTATCCAGTAGAACAACCGTATCATTATAATTCCCGCCTGGGATGGATTGGCCATAATATTGATTCATACTGACAGCTAAATTCATCGCATCAATTATCTGTGACTTCGCAACCGCTAGAGCAAACATTTCTGATGTCCCTGCAGCAGCGAGTGCTTTTTCTAATCTATCGTTTCTTTCCTCGTCTTCTTTTTCTTTCAACTCGGCTTTTTCTTCTTCAGTTAGTGACTCATCATCTTCATATCTTTTATCATCACCCTCGTAATCTCGTCTATCTGCATCACCATTATTCAGCGCATCATAAATCTCATAATCTACTTCTGGCGGTTCCACATAAGGAACTTCATAGTTAGGACAGTTTGGATCAAACTGTGGGTTGTAACATGGTTCAACTCTATATGTGTATATCACTCTTGCATCAACAACTGTGCCTTCGCCTTCAACAGTGATAGAACCGTCACCTATTAAATCTCTGTGTATTCGTCCCAAAGGAACGACTTTATTAATCGTCTGTCCAGTAACACTTCCTGGCTTCCACTCGTCTACTTCACGAAAGATGAACCCTGTTCCGTCTGCAGTTTTATTTGCAACAGTAACAGTCACCCATTCTCCAGTCTCTTTTTGCATCTGATAACTGTATATTACGTTATCAACAAAAACACCTTCTGGATCAGGTAACACATTGTTCATCACCCAATTCAGATGATTGTCAACAATGGCATTTCCTGTATACCCATAATAAGGTGCAATACTCTCAGAGTAAGAGTAAGAGGGCCAAAAGACCACCACCAATGAGAGGAGCAGCTTTCTCAGCATCTATCGGGCCCATTTCCTTAAGTTCTTTTTTAGTTTCTTCAACGTGAGTTTCCCATCCTAGTTTCGCCGCCTCGCCTATCAATCCTTGATATGGGCAGGGCGTCCCTGCATTCATCATCGCATCAAACACTAAAGGATCTTGACACATGGTGCTTACCGCCGCCACTTTCATGCCCATATCATAAAGTGTCTTTGCATTTTTTAGTCGCTTACAGTTTTCTTCAGTGAACGTTCCCCCTGCAGAGATACCTAAGATCTGAGTCTGCACTGCACCAGCGACACCAATAGTACAGAGGTCACTATTGTTACCTGCACTAAATTGTGGTGAGATTGCTGATGGGGGTGGTTGTTCGATTCTCGTCGTCATGTTACCTTGTGTAGTAACAGTACTGTCCGTATCGGATCTTGTACATACGTATCCCTCTGGACACGTCACATCTTCCGCTTGAACAGGAACTGATAAACCAAGGTATAAAACCAACACACCTAGCAAAAGTCTGAACATAATTTTCTCCATTCTATCTGACCATGTATAATTTTGCAAATCAACGCACTTGTCGAACTATTTATACCATTGAATACCCCACCTATCAATATTGTCAATAGTTTGACAGACGTAGTGACAAATATAGACCATTCAATTTTTTGACAAGAGAGTGTCAAATTATTTTCAAAAAAAGTTAAAAAAGGGCTTGACATTCTTGAAAAAATGATTATATTAAGAGTGTAAGTTAAAAAAAGAAAGAGAGTCTCATATGAAAATGTTTATCAGTGCAGAACACGGTTTTGTCAAAGTCTACAAAGGCGTTAACAATGTTGTTGGTGGTGCAAAGACTGCAAAGGGTCTTGCATGGATCCTTGCGACTCACAAAGTTAATGACTACGATGTCTACTTCCAGAGTAGCATGGACTTTGCAGACGAAGAAGGTTTTGATCATCACGATGATGCGAAAAAGATCTGGGATGACGCTATGGAATTAATTTAAAATAATTTCAAAAAAGGGCTTGACATTCCCAGAAAAACGTGTATATTAGTACTGTAATCAAGAGAAAGCGAATCACCAATGAAAAACCTAGTTATCAATTTTGCCTCTGATCTAATGACCATTGCGTGTATCGCTGGTCTCGTAATCTACTTCATGTCTTAAGGAATATATCATGGACGCTATGCAACAAGAACTTCAAAATTATATCTCTGCCTGTGACAACAACATCGCCTCTTATAGAAGTATGGAAGATGTTGATCACGCTGCGATTGCGGCTGCAGAGTCAATGAAAAACGAATTCGAAATAATGTTACAACAACTTGAATCAGCTATGGAGTATGAATAATGACTAATTCAGTAGAAAACATCGTCGACGGTATTATCGACTTCTGTGCCTATGTAGAAGACTTCTACGGTGCAGGTGGGGTTTATGACATGGGTGCGACACCTGCGCACATCATTGAAGCCACTCAAAAATACATCGATCAAGTCGGTACAAATCCAGAGGACAGTTTCTCTTTTGCTGGTGACTCACTTGACCGTGAAAAGGTACGTGACATCATGATCGAAGATTTCGGTCTGGTTTTCCCAGAAAGCAATAGTGCCTTTCCCAAAATAATCATTGGGGTTGATGACTATGAACCTGCGAATTAATTTGAAATTAATTCAAATAAAGGCTTGACATTGCCTCTAAAATGTCGTAGAATATGTTTGTAAGTTGAGAAAAGGAACACATCATGACACAAGTTGCAGTTATCCACGCCGCCTTCGAAGAAACACCACGTACTGTTGCGTTGGTAGAAGTCGGTGATCGTGACGGTACTTCCGCTTTGGAATATGCGTATCGTTGGACACAGAACATCATGGACTCTTGGTCTTTGAAGATGGAAGCCGATGGTAACGATGACGTTACTGTTGTCGGTGAACTTCCAGAACACGAAGGTAGAAAGTTTGGTTTGCGTTCGACATCTATGGGTGACCATATGTTGTTGGGAAACACCAAATACAAAGTTGCAATGGTTGGATTTGAGGAGCTTGCATAATGTCAGAACTTATCAATTATATCGAGGCGCAGAACGCCAAAACTCAGGCTTGGATGGACGAAGATCCAGACAACCGTTGGGGTGGTATGATTACCACTGATGAAGCCTTCTGGAATGAAGGTGGTATTTTCACAGTCGACGATTACGTACGTGATCAGTTGGTCTGTACTATTCGTGAATGCAGTAAAGCTGCATACGGTTCCAAGATCAATCTTGATTGGGACACTTACACCACTTCACAACTTGAAGAGATGGCAGATGAATATGGTGATGCCGCCTCTCGTCAGTTCGATGAAGACAAAAGAATTGAAGAGGAGAATGTTGCAAAGTTCGAAGGTACTGTTACCGAACTTATGACATCTAACTCTGTTGATCGTGAGACAGCGATCCGTTGGTTACTTGAGGCTCAGTGTTTCACTGAGTATGACCTCATGTATGGAGGCAGTTATGCCTGTTACGATATGAACCTTCCTTACTCGTATGAGGATGAGTTCAATTCTATTATGTCAACTATGGAACCTGCGAAGGAGGCAGCTTAATATGAGTAATCAACGTAGTGGTAAGTGGAAACCAGCATCGATGAATGATGGGGGTCAGATCAATGATATGACTCTTGTCACATTCTTCAAATCCGCAAAAGAAGTTCTTGAACGTGAAGGTCATGAAGACACTGCATTCTATTTTGAACAGTGTGAAGAATGGTTACGTTCGGGTAAAAAAATCACTAGTGACGCTGGAAGGATTCTTGGTCTATGAGTGACTTTTCGGAGTTGGTAGAAAATCTTCGTAAAATGCAAGAACGAGAAGAGATTGAGGGTCTACCCGATTCTGTTCTCGAACTTACAGGCCAGGCGAAGGAAAAGTTGGACGCACTTGTCAGTGCATACATGAACGATGAGGATGTAGAAAATGGTCAAACCAGCTGAAGTGGGTACTATAAAGGCAGAGGATCTCTTCGAAGAAATCGAAGGTGATCCCGACAATGTCATTATGAAACTTCCACCTATAATAATGGAATCTTTAGGGCTTGACATTGGTGATACTCTTGTGGTAGAATATGGCACAAATGGTTTGGTAATTCGAAAGAAAGAAGAACATCCCACTAAAGAATATGAAACTGCTCGGGGAAATCTAATAGATAAGAACGTCCCACCAGAATTTGATTGAGGAGATATATAATGAGTAAAGTTGGACAATGGGTAATGGAGATGCAAGAAGACGCTGCATGGATGTCTAAACCTGTCTTCGTTCGTAAACATGGTGTTACCCAACAAGATGTTTGGGAACAGGTTCAAAAAGAAATGAATGGTGAGTTCTCATACGAACCAGATCCAGAACAATTCGCCTATTCTTAAATGTTAGTATCGAATACAGATAGAACCAAATGGGGTTCCTATGGTGATAGGAAAGACTCTTTTGATGATGAAAAAGAAATTGATGCATTCATCAGAGGCGTAAAGAAGAACTCCAGTTTGTTGGATCACATTGGTGATGCGGTTGGACGTGAACCAATGTATTTCAGGCCTCACTTCTATGGGCAGTATGGTGTTGATTTATCTTTAGTCGACGAAAACAACAATCCAGTGGTAGACTTTGAATTTGAAAGATGGTCTGCATGGGATAAAGAGTGGCCTGCGTACTATCGTCACATTCACTTCCTCGGCCGAAAGAATAAATACTTGCTCGAGGATCGTCCGTTCTTCATGGTTTTCTTGAATTACTCTCGTACGAAATGTCTAGTTGTAGAAAAAGAAGTTATACTACAGTACCCGACGATCACTAAAAAATTCAAAAAGAAAAACGTGTCAGACAAGGTAAGAGAATTGCCTTTGCATCTGTCTGAAGGAAGGACTTTTGTGTTATGAAGGATTTGATTTATATCTTCGCTGGGGTGATAACAATAGGTTTGGTAGTTGCACTACTAATGCATATGTGGAGAGACTGTCTTAATGATCATTCAATATTTACTTGTATGAGGATGCTTCGTTAATGTTCACCAATTACCACGTAGTTGGGTTACAACGATCTGGTACGAATTGGATACACAGATTGATGGAACACAACTTTCCAGATATTCCATGTTACTCAAATCAGGCTCATTGGAAACATCTCACACCATTGGGTATCAATCCAGATTGGGTTGAAAACAGGCATGGTAAAGAACAGAAAGCGTTTGGATATTTTCCAGGCGCATTTGATCTTCAGAACCTAGAACTTGAAAATCAATCAATTCTGTTTATTGGAACACACAAAACGTTAGATGTTTGGAAGTCTTCAATCCGTAGACGGAAAGTTGATTTTATTCAAACTCACAACCACCCAGACAAAGGAGCTGCAAAACATTTAATGGAAGCATCTTTAAACTGCGTCTGGAATTCTTGGGAAAGTTGGAGACAGGACTCAATGAGTAAACCTAATTTCTATTACAGGGATTACCAAGACTGGTTCGAAAACTGGAATATATATCTGAGAGATATTCAGAACATCACTGGATGGAAACCATCAACTGCAAAATGGGAAAACGTTGATAAACATACTGTTCCATTTTCAAAACAATTTAACCCTAATTTTTATGTAAAAGGAGACAAAAATGTCGTTTGAATGGCCTCGAATTTATAAATGGGAAGAACGCATTGAATCGGAAGTTACTGATACGGTTTATGAATATGTGTTTGAACATTATGGTGTTTCAGAGATCACTGAAATTACCGAAGAACAGATCCGTGAAATTGAAAACTTCCGTGATCATGAACTGAATGAATACTCACCATTCCAAATTGGATTCAGTAATCTAATCAACTCTCACGAATCTGAAATGTGGGAAATGGAAGAGCGTGAAGACGATGAGTGATGAACAAGACTTCGATAGTGCTGAGGCAGAAGTCATGTCTTTCATCGAACGTCTCGAACGTTTAGATGAACAGTTACTTGATCTTCGTGGAGATGTAAAATCTGTATGCGAAGAAGCAAAGGCACGAGGATACGAACCTAAGATCCTCAAAAAAATTGTATCACTAAGGAAACGTGATGCAGATGACATCGCTAATGAAGAGGCGTTGTTGGAAACATATATGAAAGCAATAGGAATGTAATCATGTCAAAAAAACAGAACACACAGAGACCCATTGGATGGGCAACCACACTAACTGAAATTGCAAGTATTCCACGTGATATGTGGGACAGCGTCATGACAATAGAAAAGTCACCACTACGTAATCTAGACCCTATGGTAGGACACATGATCTTTCAGTGTCTATTCTTTATCTGGAGTGGTATCTTTGCCCTGATGGTAGGAAGTTATCTTGCGTTTGGTATCAGTGCGGCCTTTCACTTACTGCTTATCAGTGGTATTACAATTACTGTTATAACATTCCGTCAAGCAGAAAACAATCCAGAATCACTCAACAACATTTTGAAATCAGGCCGTAAATATAATGGACGAGCAAACGGTGGCGAGCATGAGTGAACAAACAAACTATTGCACAACCAAAGGTTTGGGTTGGGCATTCTTAGTTGTTGTTTTAATGATTGCTGTTGTACCAGTATTAATGTTAATGGCAATGGTAGGACTTGAAGAATATGGACGTTACTGCAATGTCAACATCTTACCTTGCTTTGGTCTGAACTAATGCATATCGTTAGAAAAAAATCTGGTGAAATTATTGCAATCGCATCACGATATGAAGATGCTATTGCAATTGCAGATGGAACACGAATTGATAAAACCGACTACGTAGTTCAAGAGTCTACTGACCAACAAGAACTCGCAGAAGTCTATCGATCTTATTATGGAACGAGATCACTATGACCGATGATGAAGTACGTGCAGCCGCTCAGAAAGAAGCGGAGAAAACATTTGAAGGTTTTATATTATGGTCTAAAAGAACTACCTATGCCTCAATCGCATTCTTATTGATTGTGGCATCGTGTAACTTTGGGGTAGAGGACGACACCTATCCTGCCTATAATGGCGAACAATATAATCCGTCCAATCTTAATGTAAAGAAATAAAGATAGGAAACAAAATGAAAAATCTAATTACTGCTAGTCTTATGGCACTTTTCGCAACATCAGCATACGCTGAAGATATGACTATTGAAATGTTGAATAAACGTGACGATGGTGCAAAGATGGTATACAGTGAAGATATCGCACGTATTGATGTAGGTGATACAATCACGTGGGTTCCAACTTCAAAAGGACACAATGTAGAATTCATTGCTGGCCCAGATGGATGGGATGCACCAAAGAAATCAAAACTTAATAAAGAAGTGGCAATTACATTTGACACGCCAGGCGTTTACTTGTATCAGTGTTCACCACACAAGTCAATGGGTATGATTGCCATTGTAGTTGTGGGTGATGGAGATAACGATATCTCAAAAGCTAAAGTAAAGGGTAAATCAAAAAAGAAACTAAAGGCATTATTGGCTGATCTATAAGAGGTAATAGAACTTGATACAATGGTATGACATTGTTGCGGCAATAATTTGTTCGTGGTTTATGATGAATTTCTTTTTCGTCCCATTTATCGGCCCTATTCTTGCATATGGAATATATGAGGGATGGGTGCAGGGATATTGTGAATATAGAAGGAAGATGTAATGTACACCGTCGAGTTTGATATGGATGAAGTGGCAATTACAATATTAGACGACACAGGTAATCATGGTGATTTAAAAATTCTCGCATATGATGACCTCGTCTATATTTGCCAAGAAGATGATGAAAGTGATATACCGAATATATTAGAAATCAATCCTCAGATGTGGGAAGAGTTGATAAACGCAATTCATTCTCCAGAAGGAAGTTTCGTTACAGTAAGGAGAAGTGAAAGATGACAGACGGCCCATTTAAAGCCGCATTCGATGCAGACACAGACGGTGTTGTTCGTAGAGAGATTGTCACATATCGTATGAAGAACGGTATGATGGTAAAGGAATCTGCGTGTCGAGACTATTATGAATCAGGTGATTACCACGATAGTCAAAACAACATGCCATTAGTTAGTCGATAAAAAAAGGGAGATCCGAAGATCTCCCCAATTCTGGTAGTAAAGTGGGGCGGTTATATCCGCCCTTCTTTTTATTTGGATCAGAACAAGTTGCTGATGCGAACTCTTCTGTAGTACTGGTTGGTGTTCTGTGTAAGAGCACCCTGTGTTGCAGCAGAAGTACCGTCTGCGAATGGGTTCGATACCATACCGTAACGAGTTTTGAACCCGATTTTTGGCTGGAATGAGTTCTCACCCACGGCACGAACCATCTGTAGTGGTACGTATGGGCAGTAGAACAGACCTGCATCGAATGCAGATGAACCTTTGTATCCAACAACCATGTAGTTTGAACCAGCATATGGATCAATGTACACTCTGTAACGTCCGTTAAGAACACCAGCGAATGTGTTACCAGTTGTGTCAACTTCCAGTGAGTTGCTGTTAAGAGCAGGAGTGTAATCAAGTACACCTGCCATCTGCAGAGCAGATGCAACGTCTGAAGAACAGATCACAATGTTACCTTTACCTCTGCGTGTAGCAGTTGCAATTGCGTTTGCTTCCTGTTCGATTTGGAACATCAGACCTTTGAACTTCTCGACTGACCAACGTCCGTTTGCGTCAACGTCAAGATCGAAGATACCAGCAGCAGCAGTTGCCGCAGCACCTGCAACAGCAGTACCGTAGATTGTACGTACAACTTCACGGTTGATTTCAGTCAGAATTTCTGACTGCAAGATGTTCGCAAGTTCTGTCTCTGCGTCGAGACCGTGAACTGCTTTAAGATCCTGTGCGAGTTCAGTGGTGTATTCCGCTTTCAACGCACGTGTTTTCGCAGCGACTGTTACTTTCTCAATTGAGAACGCCATCTCTGCAAAGTTGGTTCCGTTGCCGTCACCCAATGCTTCACCAGCGGCAGTGGTCATACCAGTACCAGTGTCGAAGATTGAAGTGTTAGGAACTGCACCACCAGTTGAACCGGCTTCTGCACCTGCACCTGCGAAGGTAGTGTCTGCTTCACCGTGGAATACCTCAGTACCTGACTGAGATGTCTCACGTGAACGCATTGCGAAGATCAGACCAGTTGGGCCTGTCATTGGCTGTACACCAGCAATGTCATATGCAATCAAGTTTGGCATAGAACGTCTGATCAAAGATACAAGTACTGGATCGTAACCTGCTCCTGGCCCTGCGTCTGTTGCCGCACCTGTAAATCCGCCATCAGTACCTACATCGTTTGCAGGCGCTTCTGAAAGAAGTGCAGTCATGTTTGCTGAAGCGTCACCCTCTTGGCGCAGAGCTGACTCTGTGTTTTCAAGGATGGTTGCAGTTACACTTTTACGGTGTTGATCTGCAATTGGTGAAAAAGATTCGTGCTCAAGGATTGGGCCCCACTTTTCCACAAGTTTTTGATAGTTTGACTGTGTCATTTGTTTCTATCTCCTTAGTAGATTATTTACTGAATTTATTTATAAAATTTATTTTTTCAGTTTTAAATTATTTAGATTTTCTTGAGTTGAGAGCCTCAACGAGAGCATTGATTGTGCGATCTTCAGAGATTGGTTTTTTAATCTCTGTCTCTTCAATCATTACTTCGTCTTCTTCGTCAACAACATCGTCTTTCGGAGAAACATTCGTTTCCTTGAAGAATGACTCTTTAATAGTAGAAAGATTCTCTTTATAAGCATCTAGATCACTTGCATCTAAATTCTCAGAAAGAACTTTCAGTCTTTCACGCTGAGACATATTGAGCTCACTCGTCATTTCCTCGAAAACAACTCCAGCATGAAGATCAGAAACTTCTTTTGTAAGACGGATATTTTCGTCTACAACTTTGTTTGACTTCTCTTCAAGATCTTTCATTTCTTCTTCGAGTTCTGAAACGATATCATATGTTTCTTCGTCTACTTTGATGTTGTGTTCTGAGAACAAATCTTTCAAACCGTCCATCAAAGACTCTGCCATCTCTACTTTAATTCCAGCTTCGATAGCAACTTCATTTTCCTCCATCCATTCTGAAACCACATAGTCAAGATATGCATCCAAGTTTTCGACCATGTCGCCAACTTTAGATTCCACTGCTTCAGCCAACTCTGACTCTAGTCTCTCGTTAAGTTCTTCTTCAATCTTCTGAACTTTCTGCGAAACACTTTCGTTAACTGCAGCCTCAAAAACAACTGTTACCTTGTTTCTGAATTCTTCTGAGAGATCCATGCCTTCGAAGATGTCAGCAATTGACTCTTCTACAACGATCTCTTCGATTACTTCTTCTGACTCTGGTGACTCAGCAACTACTTCTTCATTTTCAGATACATCAGCGTCTTCTTTGTATCCTGCTTTCAAAGTTTTAGGTGCTTTATCGCCTTTTGCAGAATCAGCTTTTCTTTTTTTGTCTGAACCGCCTTCAGGTGTAACTGCGCCTGCAGCTGTTGAAACACCATCGTCAGAGACAATTTTCTTTTCATCTGCCATTGTTTTTCTCCTTAAATCTGATTTGATTTATTTATTACAAAAAGTATTTATAAAAATTCAGTTTCTTAACGAACGAATAAATGTTTCAAACATCCTTGCCGCTGTTGACTCGTCGATACGCTTCGTTACCGTCCTGTATGTCTTTTCAACAGTTTCTTGAATTTCTTCAATTACTTCCTCAACTGGTTGGGTTGCAATCCAGTTGCTAGACGCAACATCATAGTAGAATTCTGTATTTTCCATAATACCATTTACAAACGCATTAGGCGCTGATGGGTCTGTAACGATATCTACTGTTGCAAGATGAAAGTCTGGTTGGACTTCCATTACGCCATTCTTCTGTTTAACAGATCCTAGTCCACGTGTGGATACTCCACAACGAACACCTTCGTCGATAAACGTCTTTACGATTTCTCCCATAGGAGTACCAAGAATCTTGGCCTTTCCGTAGAAATCATTTCCTTCCCTATTCATCTGTGTGATCAGGTGAGAAACTCTATCTCCATTGATTTGAGGGCCGTCTGGGTGACCTAACTCACCAAGGGCACGCTTCGTGTCAATGAAGTCTTTTTGATAACGGTTCATTTCTGATTCTAGAACCTCACTAGGATAGATACGACCATTACGATTCTTGAGGTTACCTTGCATGAAGATACCCTCAATAAAGAAGTTCTTTTTATTAGTCGCTTCATCTAGTTCTGTGAGAACATTCATGTCCTCTGTAACTTCTGAAATGAGCTTCATGTCTCTATTCCTCTCAACGAATTAATTTCTTTTATTTATAAATTTTACGACTTATATGCCACTAAACACGTGCATCGTAGTAATTCTTATTCAATTCTCCACGAACGGTTGTCTCACCCACCTTCCTACATCTAATGTAGGTTTCTTGTGTATTACCACCATTTGGTGGGGTGAAAGATCTAACTCCACCCGACACTGTTCCGTTCATATCGTCATATGTGTCACTGTCACTCGCAAGTGCAGCGTTGTCGTATTCCCAAATATTGTTACTGCCTGGGACTACAACGTATGCCATTTAGGATGCTTCCTTCGCAAACTTCAACATCTCTGCGAACGTCTTTGCGTTCTTCATCAGATCCGCTTCCATCTGTTTACGGTTTTTAACACCGACTGATTTCATCATACTTTCCAATGCAGCTGCATCGTCTTTAGATAGATTAACAGTCTTACCGTCTTTCAGTTTCATCTTACCCTGTTTAAATGCTTCTTGGATTGACTCGTAGTAACCACCATAAGATGCATTGTACTGGTCTTCGTCTGATGGACGATCCATCATAGACATTTCACCTTCTGCATATGCATGTAGACTTTTCATCTGTGCAAAAGCATATGCAAGTTTGTTTTGATACCATTCTTCTGGATCCGATACTTCCATTAGATAGTCATCGATTTCTCTCGCAGCGTATACGATGAATGCCAACTGTTGACGCATCATTGGAATTTCCTGTTGTGGATTTTCCATAACCAACGCATCAATTGCCTCTGCGACTTTATCTGGCATCCCTTTATGTTTGGTCTTTGCAAAATCCTCTAAGTCTTTTTCAGACATAGACTTCGCAAGTTCTTTGACCTCATCAGATGCTTCGTCGTCTTCCATCTCACCACGTTTAAAGGCAAGAGCCATCGCCATCAACTTCTGTTGTGACTTAGATACAGCTTTTTCCTGTAGACTCTCAGACTCCTCATCGTCGTCTTCTGCATCCGCACTTTCTTCGTATGCTTGGTCATAGACCTTTTCATCTTCGCCTGCAACATAATCAGAAAGACGTTTCAAT